CTAAAACGTCTAAAATTGTTGACAAATTCGATCCCTCGAAGTCATAATCCGTAAAATTCGAGTTGGATTGTAAATATTGTTTAAGTGTTTCTTTAATCTGGTCAAAATCCAGACTAGTAAAGTTTAAAAGTGACATTTATCGTGATGGAAGCAAGGCAAAGTCTAATTGTGAGGGAGGTAAATCCACACCAATGATTCTATATGTAATTGTTACGTCAAATTGATTTTCATCAAAGTTAGGATCGACAAAAACGTCAATTAATTCAACTCTAGGTTCATAATTACCGAGACAATTTTTAATTTCATCTTGAATTGATACAGCAGTGATATCATCAACGTTTTCAAACAATATTTCACTTACACTAGACCCAAACTCAGGATTAAAAAACTTTTCGCCAGGTGTAGTCGATACTATATTACGCACAGCTCTCGCTATTGCGTTCTCATTCTTCAAAGTAATCAAATCGCCACTCAAAGGGTTAAATTTGAATGACATACTGACATCTTTGAAACTTTTACTAACTCTTTGAGCTGGCATTAGAAGTTTAAAGTACTATATTTTATTTATCAGGGTTTTCTAACGATATTCTGCAATAACCTCGTAACTTTCGATTTCATAATCTAATCC